AATTTCTTTAGCTTTACTTCCTTTTTGAACGTCATGCTTTTCGTAGTCCTTTTCCTTAACTTCGTCAAGCTCTTCGTTCTCGTGCATAAGTAAATCTATTAAACTTTGTAGGTCTTCTGCCTCTTCATCAAACCCATCTCCTTTAAACTCTAGTTCGTTTTCTTCTAAAAAACTAGCTATCTGTTCTTCAGTAGCTCCAGGGTTTGACTGTTTAAGTGACTTAAGAAGAAGTTCTCTATACAGTCGGGCTATTTTATTTTTAATACGATCAAGTTCTAAATTATAACTTGTATCCGCTAAAGCATCTTCTAAAGTAATCATAACTTAGCCCTATATTGTAGTAGTGGGAGGCCCTTTAAGACCAGAGCCTCCCTATGACTACTTAGGTAGCGGGAACAACAAACGCTACACCAGCATCGTCGCGGAGTTCCGCAACGCCATAAAGCGTATCGGCGGTGAATAGATCACCAAGATACTCTTGCTTGTATTGCGTCTGAGACCGAACACCCATTTGCTCTGCAAAGCAAAGGGCATCTTTGTGCATCATGACACCGACACGCTGGGCATCGGAATTAATGGACGGGCAGTTTGAAGAAACATAAACGTCCATGCCATAGATGCTACCAATCTTTCCGGTCTTGATAGCTTCGCCGTTACCAATGAACTGCTGTTCAGTGAAGCGGTTAATGCCAAGCATATCATTTGCGGCAATTGGAGGAATAACCATGAAACGGTTATCCGAAGGAACATCAGCATTATCAAGTTTCAGGATCATAGCCCGAATACCTGCATCTGTAATGTCGTTAGCATTTGAGGAGTTACCCGTGTACAGTGTCGTACCATCGCCGCCAATAACAGCTTTTTCGTACAACGCCGCACCAGTACCACCTGCCGTACCCCCCTGAAGAGCTTCTGAAAGCGCAAACAGATCAGTATCTACTTGTTGTGCCAAAGCATAACCAGCATCGTCAGTGTAGAACCGACGGAGAGACTGAAGAGCCTGAACTTCCGTAATGTCTTCCATAAGTACGGAATACTCATAGTGCTTGTTAATGCTGACCTGCACTTCACTGTGAGTATCGCCCTGAAGCGTTACTTGAGTGTTTGCAGACTTTGCATTAGCAGAACCGCGAACTGGTTTAGGAATGTGAATGGTATCACCTTTCTTTCCAGCATGGTTAATTTTAGTGACAAGATTACCAAGAACAAGATTTTTCTTGTACCCAGCAATTACTTCATCGGACCACAACTCAGGTATAAAAGTTGCCCCTGTCGTGGTCGTCTGATGGTTAGAACCCAAAGCCATAATTAGCTCCTTTCTTCTTTATAAGGGTTATTTGACTCGACCCTCTGCGTATGCTGCAAGTATTTCATCCTGCAAATCTTCATAACGCTCAGGATCATTTGTTTTAAGTCTGATTAGATCAGCCCTACGGTAGATTTTTTTACCGGATGTAGATTCCGCAGAAGTCCTAGATACGCCTTTTCCTGCCTTCATAGCTTGTTCTCGTTCAGCAGCTTTGTTTGCTTCGGCTTCGCTTGTGTTACTAATTAAGGCTCGTTCTTTCCAGTTACCTATAAGTTCCAAAGCAGAGTCTAAGTTATAGTTATGTGCCGCTACAAATAGCTGCTTACGTATCGGGCTTCCCTGAACCCACTCCTGAAACTTGGAATCACCTACGATTTCAAGATAATCAGGATGCGCCTCTTTCAGTCGTTGAGTTGTAACTTGGACATGCTGTGTCTTTTGTTGCTCTTCAAACTGACGGAACTTTGGATGATTTTCAATGGCTTTACTAACGGCTTTGTTAGGATCATCAAAAAAATCTAAATCCTCTTCTGGCTGCTCTTCTGTTCCGTTTTGACTAGTGGTAACTTGTTGTTGAAGAATACCGTCCGTAAGTTTACGAAGCTCGCCTAGTTCCTGACCTTTTCTTCCAAGTTCTTTTTCCAAGTTTTCGTAGGAAGAAATAATGTCTTCCATCGACTTGTTCTTAAACTTGTCAGGCAAGTCCACCTGCGGTTCTTCCTGAGGTTGTTCCACTTGGGGAGCCTCTTCGATGTTCGCATACTCTGCGCCTTCTTCTAGTTCAACTTCTTGTTCTGCTTCTACAACAACACTATCCATAGTACTAACCTCCGTCCTGTATAAAGATTATGGAGTTAAAATATGTTGGGATTAAAGGTCTAACTCTAATTGATCCAACGCTAGTTTGGTGGTCTCCTCTAAATTAATAAACATATTTAGCATATCCACCTGCCCTTTCCGTAGAAAAAGCGTCTTCTCGTCTTCTATCGTCTGTATGTTTTCTAGTGATTGAGCCATGTCCTCTAACTCTTTTATAAAAATAGTCCAGGCATCGCCATTAAACAAGTCAAGACGTTTTTCAAGAATTTCTTTGTCAGTCATTATCTACCCGTTTCGGCTGCTTTAGCCAAATTAAGAATAGTTTCGGACTGTAAGTGTTCTACTTCTGGCATATTCCTCATTGTTTCTGACTGAACATTTTGTGCATCTACTTTAAGTTTTTCAATACGTGCCATTTTTTCTGCAAGATCAACTTGTATTTTAGCTACAGCAGCTTCAGAATTTTTGTCCTGAGCATCGGACTGTAGTTTGGCTGCATGTGCCATGTCCTTCATTGCTCCGGCTTTCATTTCCTCAATTTCCATTTGCAGTTTCATAAGCTCAAGCTGTTGTACCATTTGTTGCATTTGTTGTGCCTGAGGGTTCGGTTGTAAGGACTGAGCAATAGCGGCCTTCATTTGATCCCTATTTGACATTGAGCTATTTTCAAAGATGGACATAAGCAACATAGCATGAGGAGGAGTACCTGGTTGTGTCATTGACATCAACTGGATCATCTGGGTCATTTCCAGTTCCTTAGCCATAATACCCATAGAAGAGTAGGCCTTAAACTTGTAGTCTCCCGCTGGATAACGATCCGGGGAAAACTGAATATAACGGAAGGCAGACTTTTCAATTAAAGGAATTAAAAAGTTTTCTTGAAAGTTCATAATGGTACGCTTCTGTCGCTTAATAGAAGCGGCCTGTATCATAGACATTCCAGAGGCAGTAGAGTTCCTGGGGTTTGAGAAGTTACTGTTGGCACTGTCCATTGCCCCAGTACCCATTTGAACCATCCGTTCCAACTCACCAGCTTCAGTAAAGGTTGTGTTAGAGACGTTTCCAAAGTTTAAGGGGAACAAGGTTGACCGGGGATCACCGTTTGTAAGAATTGTCTTACCGGCTTTGACCTCGAACTTGACACCCCTAGGGAGACGAGTAGCGTCCACACCAAGCATTGGGTGTGTCGTAAGGGCAAGAGCATCAATCCTGGCACGTAGCTCTGCGTCAAGAGCTTTCTGAGGATTGTAACCTTTCTCTGCCACCCCTCGCCCCCAAAACTTGTTGGGAACACGATCAAGTTGAAAGGCCACAAAAGGACGATCTTCCATTAAGTATGGATTTTCTGCGGCCTTAAGTACAATATGGTCATTAGCAATAACGACAACTGATTCTACAAGTTCATCATCTTCATAGTCAAACTCTTCTTCCATAGAGTTGCTACGATCATTTAAGTATTTTTTAGGAACTTGACCCCAGTACTCTACAATTTTGACTTTATCTTCGCTACCCAAGTCATTACTGTATTCTTCGTCGTAGCCCAAGTCCATTTTATTATAGTCACCAAGCGGTTTATCTTCGTAAACACCTTCCTTCATTCCTTCCATAATTTCCCATTTGGGCTTAATAACTACCTGAGCAACGCCCAGGGCTTCATCAATTGAAGTAACACAAGGATCAATTACAAACTCTTTTGGAGTTAGTGAGTCTATTTTAACTGACGTAATAACTTTTTCTTGAACTGCTACATCTGTCGTAAGAGTTCCAGGAATACCTGTTTCGACTGGAACCTTTTCCATTTCATCCATTACATTTATTTTTGCAATGCCCGTGCCGTAAATAGCAGCGTTAAGCAAGGACTCAACAATTGAATCTTTTACTTTACATCGCATCATGTCTTCTTGAAGTATGGTTCGCATAACGGCAATGTCCGTAGGATTTTGATCCGTTACGTCATCACGTATGTCAAACCACATATCTCTACCAAAAATAGCTTCTTCAAGTTCTGCTACGGTAGACTCAATAGCCTGTTGTGTTGCGGGAGAAATTAGTTTAGAGTTTTCTGACTCTCTTGTTTTATCTTCGTAAGACCAAATACCGCGCCAGATACGATAGTACTCGTCCCATTTTTCCATGTAATTAGTATTACGGTGATCTTCCCACTCTTCAATCTTGTTCATCACCCATGACGCTAGGGATGCTTGAGGGTCTCTGTACGTCAGTTCGTCCATAAATTAATACCCCGATACCGTATCTAATGGTTCCCACTCGTCTATTTCTATTGAACTTGCATAGTCAGCTACAGAAACTTGGTCTATGTATGCTAAAGAATCCAATAAGTCATCGTGGGATAGAGGACTTGGAAAGTCTAACATTTGAGAAATAAACTCATGGTTCCAGTTTGCCTTACGAAATTTAATCTTACCGTGTTCCATTCGGCCCTGTAAGGCCCAAACTATTCTGTCTTGTTTTCTTTTACCACCGTGGGTTACGTCTGTTATATTTATCCACCTTCCTCTTACTCTCATCTCGTCTTCAATATAGGGCATGATAGCGTTTTTTAACGCACCTGATTCAATTCCTACTGTAGTGGCACTGACATCTTCAGAAACATTAATAATCTTTTCGGCAGTCTCTTTAATGTTCCAACGTCCGTGGTGTATATCTTTTACTAACCACTCGTCTCCCACAATCTTAACTACAGATATTGCCGTTTCGTCTAGCTTAGAAGATTTTAATCCCCTACCCTTATCCGCTTTCTCAAAGCCAGCCGGGTCCACCGATACCACATAATGACCCACTTTAGAGGAAGTTTCCTCATCAAACTCTTCATCTTCCTCATACTTAACCCACTCTTCTTGAAACACCCCTCCAGAGAAACTTTCAAATGTTGCTTCAAACTCTTGTCTAAAAGCTTGTGTAGACATGGATTTTTGTGCGGCGTCAATTTCGGTTGGGTCCAAAAAAGGATTATCTGTTGAAACAAACTGATAAGACTCCCAATCCTCTTTGTTTTCCGGTAGCTGTGCCTCTAGCCATAACTTATGAAAGTGGTTCTTTCCTGCCGGAGTTCCTATAAATAACGCACCGCCCTTAACGTCTGCTAGTGTGGGCCTTAGGATCATCTCCCATACTTCTGGCTTCATAGAGGCATACTCGTCCATGACGACATATGCAAGCCCCACGCCCCTTAGAGTATCTGGTCTATCGGACCCCTTTAGATATATCTTTCTATCGTTGACCAAAGTAATTGTTGCGGTATTCTCATGTGTGCTTTTGATTACATTCTGACCTACATCTTTAAGGATAGACCAGAGAATATCTTTAGCTTGTTGAAACGTAGGTGCTACATAAAATACGTCTTTGTCTGGACTCTGTAGTGCCTTAATAATTAATACCCACGCTGCTAAGTAACTTTTACCAAACCGTCTACCACAACTGGCTACTTTAAATCTTTTGTCGGACTTAAAGATTTGCATTTGAGCATCGTGAAGAGTAACCTTTAAGTCAGTCATTCTTGTCTACTTCTTGAAACTCTGCTTCAAATACTTCTTGTTCTTTGGCTTCTCTTGCCTCTACTGCCTTAACACCTTCAATAATAATATTAACGCCAAGGTCCTGATGTTCGTGTGTTATCTCTACTGCTTTGGAGGTAGGAATAATTCTATCCATGCACATCTTAAGACAGTGCCTATCTCCCTCTAGTGCTAGTTCTATAACCTTGTTTACAATCTCCGGTCCTTTAGTGGACATAAGTTCCCTGGAGAGTTTAGTGTATTTATTAAGCGATCCTTTTGGTCTTCCCGTTGGATTTAACGCTGGCATTCCCTTGTGAAAGTTTGGGTTGCCTCTTTTCTTTTTTACAGAGGGTTGTTGCTCTTCTTCTGTTTGTGACATTCTTTGCTCCTGACTTTTTCCTACTGCGTAGGGAGGCAGTTACCACTTTTTACAACTCCAGTATCGTGCCGATAGTTTATCTGGAGGAGACGTATCGCATTTGTGTCTGGCTCGAAAGCTTTTCCGTCTTTTAGGTTGATCCTTTTTAATTGACATATTGGGATCACCAAACCTAATTAACTTTGTCTTGTCGCCTTTTTTGGCAAGAACAGCAAACTTTTTAGACTTGCCCGGAGTACGTTTAGGTTTGTTATAGCCAGAGAACTTCTCACCTCTATAAGTTATCATTTCTTCTTACGAGGTTTCTTTTTCTTTTTACTTTCCTCATCCTTCTTTTTCTTTTTCTTAGGTTTCATACTTCCATAACCATAACCAGGCATAAGACAACTCCTCGACTATTTTGAAAAGACCAAACCATAACTGGTTTGCATACTTAAGTGTTCTTAAGATGTGAAGATAAGTTATTTGTTTAAATTCTTAAAGGTTAACTTCTTAAAGTTTAACTTTGATGTTCTTAAGTATCAACCTCTTTATAGCTTTATTATATCATATTTATAACCTAAAGTCAATAGCTTCTTAGGATTTCTTAGGAAGTACCCCGCCTGTCCTGAAAAGTCAAGAGTTATTTTACTATGGTTTAGTTATTTATGTAATTCTTAAGGGTCCAAATTGCTTCCCATGTGGGCATGAGGGACAAACACAAAGAGACGTGGCTGCTAGGGTCCCCCCGGTGTCTTCTCAGGACCACAAAAGACCACACTAGGCGTTTGGATTTCCTGAGACTACCTGAGAATACGAGAGAAAAGAGTGCATGAGTATGGTATTTCATGGGACATCCCAGGAATTTAATTGGCATGGTTATTGCTTATGCAACCCTTGTGCCACCTGGTGTACTTATGCAACACTAGGAAATAAAGGGACTTATCCACAGGTTTTTTATGGGATGGTCCCAGGTTTTTGTTGACCACTATAGATATATCCTTATAATTCGCGCCACGACAGACAACAACTATGGAGCAACGACAATGACTAAGACAATTTACACGACAGCATTTGACGCCGGAGGGAAGTACGACAAACACGGCCAGACCATCGGCGTGGCATGGGTAACACTTCATACCCGTGAGCATGTAGCGTGTTACTTCTATGACCTATCTCGGGGCATAGATGATCGGTGCATATTTCATCATGAGCAGGATTGCTACACTGAAGACAAGATGTCAAAAGGACTTCAAAGAGTTGTAAAACATGTTGAATTGAATGGCGGTCATGTATCCAGCCGGGAAGTAGTCAATAGATGCGAGGACATTGACAGAGACTTGATCAAAGAGATGCGGGAGAAATCACGGGAGGCTGCCATAGCCTTCCGCAATCCTCCCACAAAACCTACTACACCACCAACCACAGATGAAAAGGAAACCAAACCAATGACCAAACACAATGTTGAAACCATCAACCATGCTTTACGTGGTGCCGCTGAAGCTGAGATGGTCCACACACAAAGCCTAGTGACGGAACACTACCTACCAATGTGGGAAGTTCTGAACGAGGAAACAAATGGCGTATGGCCGGAGAAGTCCCTCACCAAGAAGATGATTTCAAATAGCGAAAGATTAACGGACCTATTTGTTTTCCTCACACAGGAGCAACGATCAGAGTTTGCTAGGGATTGCAAGTTTGTCCAGGCTAATTTTGACGCTGTAGTAGATGAAGCTCACGCCAATGGATGGCGTAGGGTTTCCGCAATCCGCAAGGCCATACAGAAATCTCAGAAAGCTGAGGAACCAAC